CGTGCTTCAAACTTCAATTGCTGGTGGACTGGATCAAACAGGACACTAAAACCAATACCAGCATCATCCGCCAACTGATAAAGTGCATCATACAACTCTCCACCAGTCTTCTGGTATTGTGTGATCTGCTTTCCAACTTGTGCATCTGTTGCATTAACAAGATACGGTATCTTTCGTTTGGTATCGCTTGGGTTGATTGCACACTTGTCAACCAGATCGTACATGATTGTACTCGTCTTTCCGGACTTAGTGTATCCACCCCAAACAATCCTGTCCGCCAGATACTTCTCAAGTGTTCTGCCCTTGACATTGTATAGCTTCTCACCATGTTCATCAATCTGAGATTTTACAATCTCGATAACTGCAGCGTTTTCACCACCAGTCCATAACACATTTCCTTTTTTGATCAACTGAGCATTTGCATCTGTGATTGGCGCCCATAACTCAAAAAATGCATAACCGTTAAAAGCATCCGGCCATATCAAACTCGTAAACTGCCCCAAGTCACCAATTGCTTCGAACTGTGTATTGTCTATTGCAAATACTGTGATCTGAATACTCTTACTTAATAGCATCCCTGAACCTCCAAATACTTGTTATAGAAATACACATACACTTCAAGTGCATCCACATTTGCATCTGCATCATATCTGAACAGATTATCTCCAACACCTAACTGAAGCCATGTACTACCAAAATCTCTGTACTTGAAATAGTTGCTTGTAACATCACTCAACGTACCTTTGATAGACTTCTCTCCAATATTGGTGTTAATCGTTATCTGTTCGCCTGCTACCAACGTCTTGTTGATTTTGAAGTACTCCTGAGTCTCAACATTAGTAAACATTGGCCCAGTAACTGTTCCCAGTGCCTTGAATACCAACTTCATACCTACACCAACAGCACCGCCATTGTACACATCGATGATCAAACTTGGCTCTCTTAATCCAAAGATTGCTCTTGGCGGATCAAGGTCTGTCTTGTTCAGGATCATCGGGAAGTGGAACAGTCCTCTTGTTGTGGCTGCTTCAACCAGATTCTCGTTGCTTATTCTGAACAGTGGATCAGGTGCTGTGCCTTCAATCTTGAACTTACAAACCACATCGTTATTCTCAGCTACTGTTGCACTATACTTAACCGAAGTATCCGGCAAGAAATCCAACTTGTATTCTTTGTAACTTAACGTCACTAATTGCTGCGGATTAACAAACCGGTTGAGGAACGTTTTCAGACTTGTCATTTGATCCTCGTTGTTTGCCACAATCCATCCTGTTATCTCCACTGGCCTTGTTTCAAGGCTCGTGCCTGTCATATACACTCCAACTTGGTTTACATACTTATACGAATGATGAGTACTTTGTATCTCACCCCACGTACATACATCAAGTATGTAGTTGGGAGTGGTGACCTTATCAAGCTCAAGTGTTGCAGACGTAGCATTATTTAGCAACACAATATTCTCTACCATGATGCACCACTCCTTTCTTAGAATCCTTCTGCCATATCTTGCTTCGTCTTCTTCATCTGTTTAGCAGCTTCAATTTCATCAATGGCCTTAGGACTATTGAATATGAATGTATCACCATTTCCACCAGTGTCTTTGTCCTTCGGATTTGTTCTATCAATATAACCCTCAGAACCACCAGACTTAGTGAATCCATTATAGCCAATATATCCAAGAGTACCATCAGAGTTAACAATCACCTGACCAGCTCTAATAAGCATATCAAGCGACTGCATCATGTTGTCAACAGAGTTTCCGATTCTGCTTTCAATGGACTCAAACCAAAGTGCAACCTCATTATAAATCGACTTAAGCTTGTCAGCAAATCCAGATACCGTAATACCAGCACCAACTGAAATGTCATCAGTGTCAATATTATCGATTCCCTTATTCAGGTCTTTCTGAATTGCTTTCATAGCCGAAGGCATTGCAGCTTCAAAACCTTGAACAATGCCAGGTGGTATCCAACGACCAACCTCATCTCTGAATACCTTAGACGGAGAACCAATACCAAGAGCATGTTTCACACCATCAACAATACCGGAAAAGAAGTTTCTAACCTGACTGGTAAACCATCCGGCTGCATTTCTAATACCATTCCAAACACCAGTAACAATATTAGTACCAATCGACATAACTTTGCCTGAGATTCCGCTTGCTGCCGACATGACATTGTTGATAAGCGATTGAACTGCCTCTCTACCTTTTTGTCCCATTTGAGCAACCCAGGTGACAAGGTTATTTATCGCAATATCGAGATACTGCTTAATTTTTCCCGGCAGCTGTTGCATAAAACTTACTACATTACTGATGAAGTTAGCGCCCATCTCGCGTGCTTTGCTGGACATATTAGTGGACCACGTTTGCACGTTATTAAAAGCACTTGTAATAAACTGCAATACTTTACCAGGAAGCTGAGTGAAGAAACTAACAACATTGTTGATGAAGTTTGTTCCCATCTCTCGAGCTTTATTTACCATGTTGGTTGCCCAAATCTGAACATTGTTAAACGCATCGGTAATGAATTGTAGTATCTTGTCCGGAAGCTGGGTAAAGAACGACACCACATTATTGAGGAAATTCGTTCCCATTTCCCTAGCTTTGGCCACCATGTTACCAACCCAAATTACGATGTTGGTCAGTGTATTACCAATAAAATAGCCAACCTTATACGGCAAATTCGTAAAGAAACTTACGACTGCATTCAGAAAGTTTTGCCCCATTTCGTTTGCTTTGGCAACCATATTGCTTACCCATGTCACGACCGAGTTATACGCATTCGTAATTAAGTTTGCAATATTCGTAGGAAGCTGAGCAAAGAAATTTATGATAGTCGTAATGAAATTGGACACTGCCATCTTAATGAAACTTATTACATTCGAGAAGAACGAAGTAATTCCATTCCAAATATCTACAAAGAACTGCTTGATATTTGTCCAAGTCTCATCCCATGTAGTTCCAAACCAGCCTAACACAGTATCAGCAATTCCTTTGAATACTATAGTCCAAGATTCGAAAGTTCCCTCAATCAAATCCCAAACAGCACCAAATATCTCTTTGACACCTTGCCAAGCTTGGTCCCAATTACCGGTAAAGATACCGATAAACACATCAAAGATTCCGATCAATGCATCGAGCACCGAGCCAAGAATCACACTTATCTGATTGAATACCCCTTCGAATATCGGGGCAAGTAAACTACAGAAGCCGTCCCAAATTGCTTTTACGACCTCACCAAAATTCTCAAAATCAAAACCAAGAGCATTTAGCCTATCGACTATGCCTTGAGCAAATGATTCGAACTTGGATTTTATACCGTCCCAAATTGCTGTCATCTTGTTTCTGAACTCTTCATTAGTTTTCCACAAGTGTGCAAATGCAGCAATTAGAACAACAATCACAGCAACCACAGCTACAACCGGAGCAGAAATTCCACCAATAGCAGCGCCAAGCTTTGATGCTTGAGCTGCAAACCCAGGAAAACCTGCTCTAGCAAGAGCTATACCCTCACCAATATTCTTAAAGCTAGTAACCATCTTGGTCATTCCTCCGGAAATTGCAGAAACTGCTCCAGGAATTTTACCGAATGTAGTAATTATACTACCAACACTCGATGTCAGTTTACCAAGTACAATAAGTACCGGACCAATAGCTGCAACTATTGCTGCTATTTTAATTACTTGCTGTTTCTCTTCTTCAGACAGACTAGACAACCAATCATTCAGCTTCTGTATTAATGCTACACCCTTCTCAATAAAAGGTAACAACATTTCTTTTAATGTATCACCAAGCTGAATCAATGCATTCTTACCATTCTGAAGTGCTACACCCAATTTATGCTGAGTTGTATCAGCCATAGTTTCAAATGCCGATTCTGTATCGCCTTGTGTTGTCTGAAAATCTTTTAATGTAGAGTTATAATCCTCAGTCTCAGTATTAAGTAACGCCAATGCTGCTTTGCTTGCTTCTTGACTACTCCACAAATCATTAAAACCTACACCAGTATCATCTGTTTCCTGCTGCAGTATGTCAAGTACATCTCTTAATGATGCACCACTATCCATCAACTCTTGGAAACTCTTTCCTGTCCTTGCTTTTAATATATCAGATACAGTGGTTCCACTTTTACCAAGTTCATTAAACATACTATTCAAGTATGTAGTAGATTCTGCAGTTCCAATACCACCAGCAGTCAAATATGAGTAAGCTGTACCTAAGTCTTCAAGCGATACTCCCATTGCATTTGCAGTAGGAATAACTTTACCCATAGTCTGTGCCAACTCGTTCACAGTTGTTTTACCTTTGTTCTGTGTACTGATTAACACATCACTAATATGTGTTGCATCATCGGCTGACAAACCATAAGCATTTATAATTGTCGTCAACGCATCAACTGCTGTCGTTGTATCTGAAAAACCTGCTGTTGCAAGTTTAGACGCATTTGCTACAAACTGAACTGAACTAGCTGTATCTACACCAGCAGATATTGCTTGATATGTTGCCTCTGCAATATCTGATGCGGATGCGCCAGTCTCGTTCGATAACTTAACTATTTCAGACTTGATTGAGTCAATTGATTTCTCAGTTGTATCAGCAATTGTTTCAACTTTTGCCATTGCTGTTTCAAACTGGGTCGAAAATGTAAAAGCTGTCGTTCCAGCTGTTACCAGCGGTACTGTCAAAATCTTGGTAAGAGTCGAACCTGCAGAAGTCAAGCTCTTACCTGCACTGGAAAGATTGTTTCCAATTTTTGTTGTGATATTCTTACTTGCGGTGTTAGCTTGACTTTGAGCAGACCGTAAACCTGATAGAAAACCAGAAATATCCAAGTCAAGGTAACCAACAGCAGAACCAACATCAATAGCCACAACTCTCACCTCCCTTACTTATCCAGTATAATGCTTGTACAAGTCCTTAAAAGAACTAAACTTCAGTCTAAAGCTTGGCTCTTCCCCCTCCTCCATTTTTCTGATGATGTAAGCGCAAGCTTCGTCAAAGCAGTATGCTGTGTAAGGGTCAGTTATATCTAACAAAGAACTAGGGCGGCAACGATAAACATTTGCCAGCCCCAGCACATTCAAAATCTTTTTACTCTTTACGAAAGGATTCCAGAGCTTTTACTCCATTCTGAGTGTAATTGAAGATAGCCATAATCTGGTCATCAGAAAGCTCCATACCGGCCTGCTGAATCTCATCATACGTAGGCTGAACCAAAGAGGCTCTTGCAATTACTTCACAGATGCCATACACATCAGAGAGCATATTCTCATTGTCGGCATCCATACCTGCACCACCATTAGAGAACAACTCTCCTGCAGCAGTCAGCAAAGTATTCGGAATCTTGCCCTGTTTAGCCAAAACAAGCATACTCGGTCTACGAACACGAGCAACAAAAGGCTGACCTTCCGCAAAATCAGGGAAACGAACTACAGTGCCAGCAGCATAACTCTGCAAGTCTGCCAGTGTAGTGATATTCATAGGAGTATCACAATTCACCGGCTTAACCTGCTGAGGCTGAGGCATCATCTGTCCCCCAAACTGACCATTCACAACTCCATTATTTCCATACATGTTATCCATGATTCTCAATTTCCTTTCTTATTATTTACGTAGTCTGCAATACAGGAAGTGCTTCTACGTAGCTGATGTCATAAGGTGCTTCGCCTGTCTTAGGCGCACTGTTGATAGTATATTCCGGAGCGCGGAAAACACCATCTTCCGAACCAAACGCAACAGGAACACCCTGGCAGTTCGGATACGTAATCTTCTCGTACTGAACAATCTGACCAGACGCATCATACTGGGCAGAATAAGCATTCAGCTTAAATACTTCGCCCTTGTCAGCAGAACCTGCAATAGGCGGAGTATATCCAACAACCTTTGTCGGAGTTTTACCATCATACTTGATAGTACCACCCTGGAGAATCAGAACGAGTTCAGGATTGAAGACATTATCGGTAAGAGTAATCTTATTACCAGTAATGGTTGTAATCTTCGGTTTCTGAGCACGAAGGATGCCTTTTACAACCAGCTTAACGGCATCTTCCTCTTCAATCTGAGGCTCGACTTCAATCTTGTTTGCAGTGTCAAAACCAAATTCACCATCACTGGTTTCAATGGTAACAAGGCAACAATCAATAGTCGCAATTTCAGCTTTGGACTTTTTAACAGTACCAGCCATCGTTATTTTCCTCCTTATAGAATTTTCTTGTGATTCTTGTATTCAATACTAATCATGTGAGCTTTGTAGCTATCATCATAATAGCTCGGAGTTTGACTTCCATACGGCATAATCATCGGTTCTAACTCCTTCATGGCCTTTTTGACCTTTTGAACCAGCGGCTCAAGTGTACTATATGCTTGTTTAGGCACATAACACATTACTGCATATAAGTCATCATCCGTACTGAAGTTCGGAAGTTTTAAAGAACCATCATTCTTTACAACTATGTATTCCTTAGTACAATCACCAGTTTTTACACCAGGCGAATATACATCAAAACCTGATTTCTTCAAATGCAAGTACATGTCCTGCCATCTTGAATCAGCATATTCAAAATTTGCATCAACCATACTTATCACCTCACAGTTTTAGTTTGCTCATAAGATTGTCAAGGTCACTTACGATTCTTGGACCTTCCTCTCTAACTGTTGGAGCAATAATCGCATAGTTCTTTTCGTGTGCAAGCTCAAGCCAAATACCATAATCTACACCATGAGCAAGTGTAATACGAACTATGGTCGGACTTGGTTTCGATACTTTCGCATTCAGCAAAGCTTTCGCCATACCAGTTCTATCGGTCCAAGGACGATTCATTTTCATCTTTGCTTGCAACTCTCTTGCTTTAGTTGCCGAATACATCAAAATAACTGCACCAAGCTTTACGGACATCTTATCCAAATTCTTTTTTAATGAGCTGCTATCATAATCAAGCTTGAACGACATTATCAACCACCTCCAAAGATATATCTGCAATGATGTTCCATTCCTGGATATTCACTACACCGGTAACCTTGAGAGTTTTATTGTTGATTTTTAGTTCATCACCGACCTGTAAAACTAAGCTAGCGGCATCTTCATACAAGCACAAAATCATTGGAATTTTCTTTGTACGAACCTGAGTTGTGTCTCCAGTCGTAACTTGGACACTGCTATTTTGCTCGTGATACAATCCTCGAATTGTACCAACCACAATAGGCTCACCAACCGGCTCACCAAAGTCATTCACACCAGACCTCTTAAACTCGTAATCAATACCGCTTCGCTTTAACTCTCTTTTGATTTTGTATGCTTCAAACTGAGTGTTTATCATCTTGGCACCTCCTGCTCATTGAGGATGCCTGAATTAAACGGTTTGAAGCGAGATGCTAATCGCTTAAAATAAGCTGAAGTATTTTGTGTGGATAAACCACTGACAGATATTGTAGAATCTTCAGACTTAATGATAAGCATCTCATAAATGGTAGCATTTACGTTACCATTATTCTTATCCAGATAATACTGGAAGTCATCCTCTTCAAAATAAGGTGACTGAGCCTCTCGTACTTCTTTCTTGATTCTTTCAATATCCGTCATAGGCTCACCTCTTACTCACCGTCAATGAAAGACTTGATAATCTCCTTAGCTTCGTTGGCGTTCTTAGTACCGGAGATGTCAATCTTCTTAATAGCTGCAAAACGCTTTACCTCTTCCTTATTCCACTGAGAAATAGGCTTTTCGAGAATCTCTTCTACGAAAATATCATCCTCAGATTTTTCAGGAGCAGCAGGTGCTTCAGGAGCTTTAGCTTCAGCCTTCTCGTCTACCAGCTTGTACCCCTGACGAGAATAAATCCCGTCAAAGGCACCTCTGGTTACTTCAAACACATTCACACCATTCGTAATCTTAACCATAGTTCAGTCCTCCTCTGCTTATTTTGCATCAGTGTCCAGAATGTAAACCTGGTCAGCAGCTTCAAAGGAAGGCAGACAAATCATAGAAACAATAGTCTCAACCTGAACAGGGTCTGCTTTCTGAACAGTAGTAACGGCAACACCGGTATCAGTGATAGATACATTCGCAACAGAACCAGACATGAGGTCAGATTCAGCAGGAGTAGTACCAAACCAGGTCTTACCAAGGTCACCGTCAGGGAACATGACGAAAGTGTTCTCAGGCATAAACTTAGCAGCTGTGCCAGCTTCATCCTTGTAACGCTTGTCGTTAACAACAACATCGATTTCAAGCTCGTCCATAATGTACTGGCGAAGCTGCTTATCAGAAATAGCACCAGCACCATTAGTAAGAACGAAGATTGCTTTCTTAATCTTTTCATTGTTGCGGATGTTTCTCCAAGTCTTGCCATCACACATAGCACGAGTGATAACAGCACCTGTCTCGTCCTGAATCTTTTCTTTAGCTACTCTGATGTCCTCAATAGGATCAGATGTGTCATGATTAGACCAAGATACAGCCGCATTACCCTTATGAGTTACACCATAGTCAAAAGTAAAGCTCTGGCCATTTGCAGCCATAGAGATAATACCGGTAGTGAGTGCCATCATACGCATTCTCTCACGAGAAGCGCGAGCACCACGAAGCAGACGAGTTTCATCGTCAAAAATCTTGTTCATTACTGAATCGATGTAAGCCTGGTTGCCAGTCTCAAGAACAAGATTGAGTTCCTGACGAAGCTCTTCATCGATATATGTAGACTCTTTGAAGTACGGCATCTCTGCAGTAAGCTTTTCAAAGCCAATACGTGCACGAGGAATTGCATGTACATCAAACGCGGAAGTCTTAAGCACAACAGGCAGACCTTTACTACCCTTAATCCACTTGAGTGAAATGCCACGCTTCTTGTCATCAGGGAACAGCTCTTCGCAAGGATACGGAGCTTCGTCCTGAGTGAGCTCTTCCCAATATGCAACGAGTTCAGTGCTCTGCATTAAATCGAAAATAGTCATCTGTTTATCCTCCTCTTCTTCCTTAGCATCGTCGACTGGAATCTATAGATTAGTCAGGTACATTATAATGCCTGATCCCTGATTAGGATGACATGGCCAGTATCCTTAAGATTGAGCAGTTTATCCGCCACATCACTGTCAACACGATTGAGATTTACTACACCGAAATACAGTGCTGTACCATTGGCTTTGCCATCAGTCACATCCACATCATGGAGAAGCACTGCATTAGCCGTCCCCATCTCCGTAGCATCGTCGACTGGAATCTTTCGACTAATCAGGGACATTATAATCGGCGTACCAGCCTTTGCAATCAGTCTGGGCCCTACGGGCACACCAAGACTCTCAGGAACGATACAACCGACAGAAGCCTGAAGCTCTACGTTCGCCAGAATCTGTTTTGGTGCAGTATACCGTTCTTTTGTTACACCACTTCTATTCAGCATTTCTTATTCCTCCTTATGCTTATTTGTTGTTGCCCCAGTAGCTGGACTTTTTACCAGTACCACGGCGCTGCGCAGCAAGACGAGCACCGAAACCTTTTTCTTCACCTTTGACTTCCTTAGAAGTCTTAACAGAAGAACCTGTTCCCTTCTGACCAGTCTTACCTTTTTCTTTGTTTTTTCCACCCTTGTCATCGTCTTCGGATTCACCGAACCAAACAGGGTACTTGGTCTTAAACTCACCGATAATAGTTTTCAGGTCAGAATCTTCAGTCATCTTTGCAAGCGCAAGAGTAACCACATCTTCAACATACTGAGTTTTTACACCCAGCATCATAGCTTCAGCTTTAGCTTCAGCAATCTGAGCTCTCTGCTCAGCTTCGTTCATTTTGGTCTGATTTTCAGCATCCTTTTCGGCAGCCTTCTGCTCATCAGTCTTCTGACTTTCGATAAGTGCCTTAACCATTGCAACCATCTTGGAGTCCTTAGGGTCAATACCAAGTTCCTTAAGAGCAGCACTGCGACCCTGATTCTTTTCGCGGGTCATCATCTTATTTACCTGCTCCTGGGTGAAAGTCTTGCCAGACTTGCCCTTATCGTCTCCACCTTTGTCCTTACCAGATTTATCATCCTTACCGGACTTTCCAGAATCACCCTTGTTGTCGTCCTGGTCCTCAACGTCCTCGTTCTCTTTAATTTCCTCTTCAGTGAGGTTGTCTTTCTTTTCTTCAGCCATTGTGAATTTTCTCCTTTCAAGTCAAGCTCCATGATACTCATGGTAGATATTTGATCTCCTTCGAGTTGTTTTCAGACGCTACAAAGGTGAACGTCCCATTGTACTTCGCCAATAATTTCTTGCAGTGATTTTCCAGCCTTTTAGCTTTCTTAAGCACCATATTGTTTAGCATCCTCGCAAACTCTACGTTATTGCTACCCTGATTTCTTCGTATTCTCTTTTTTGTTTTCTCGAGGTCCACTTTAAGTTCTTCGTAGTGTGCATCTTTCAACAACACACGGTAAATCTTATTACACTTTGGACACGTAAAGAATATCAATGATAGCTGTTCATTCTCACATTTTACAGATTGTTCCTGTATATTTACGGATTCAAGAGGAAACTCATAACCACATTCATCACACACGATTATTGCTTTTTCCTGACTCATACCGAAAACCTCAGCACAAAGTCAGAATCCGTTTCGTTGTCGTGCAGCAACTTACCGGTATATTCTTTCATGAGATTCATCCTGTAGTCAGACAGGTTCTGTCGAGCTTTCTTGAATTTTGCCGATTGTTTTTGTGGAATTTCTTTGCCCTTTTTCTTTAACACAGCAAGCTTTACAAACTGTCTGGAAACTTCCTTAAGTTTATTAAGCGATGTTGCGTCATCAATTTGTACGTAATGGCGTCTGCCACACTTAGGACAATCGTAATATGTGAGAAATATTGATTGCCCATTTACATTGAACTCTTTTTTATGAGTAACTGCATTTGCTGCATTACCTGCTGTGATTCGAAATTTTTCTTTGCAATCTTCACACTCAACAAGCAATGACATTGTTTCTCTGTCGATTGTACTCACTTGATTTCCTCCTTTTCTTGGAAATTGGTCCACATAACCACTTGTTTATATTATACCACACAAAATTAGATTTGTAAATAGGAAAATACAAAATTTTTGAACTTTTCCAAATAAATTTTGACCTCAGAATCCAGCTGGTCAATCCATCTTTGCGGTATAGCATCATAACCGAATCTTGCTCCTGCAATACTGCCAGTAATAGCAGCTATCGTGTCTGCATCACCACCATCATTTACGGCACCAATTATGGCTTTTTCAAATGACGGTTTATTTGCCCAATATAATGAATTATTGAATGTATCTCTGATATATCCAGAAGGCTCCAGAATTGATTTTACTTTATAGGTATATAAATTATTATATAATATATTCTGAATCAATCTGGTATACTCCAGAATTATCTGGGAACATTCTGAATTATTATGGGTTAGTTTACCCTGTGCCACATTCAAATCAGGCCTATTTATCAAAGCACATGGCATAGCTCTCATCAAACTACCATTACCAAGAGCAGCATCATCTTTTTCAATGAAATGACCTGTTGACATTGCACAAACTATTCCTTTTTGACATTGGCCACCTACATCCTTTGGTCCCATTCTATACCATTCAATGAAGTTACACATGCAATATTCTTCAAATAATTCAATATTACTCATCAAAGCATCCATAACACAGATAGTCATTTGGGTATCATCAGTCACCTTACCGGCTTCAAGATTTAGCCAGCCACCACCAATGATGTCGGTCACCTGACCATATTGCTTTTTGATTTGCTCACGATTCATGAACTCAGTGGTTGCACCCATTGCATCACCAATAGCAAACCCGTATATTGCACCTGCAATCTTATTCTTTATCTTCTTTATCGTACTCAATACACTCACCTCCATCAAGGACTTCATCAGGCTTTACTTCATACTTGGCACATTTAGATGTGTTGCAAGGCATTCCTTCATCTTTGAAACGATTTCGGCAATCCTTACAAACCAAGTCATCGTTTGTTATCAAACCAAAGCTTAGCTTGTCTTTTTGAAACTTCTCATCAATAGCACTTAGATTTTTGTTTGCTGCCATAGTAGCACCTCCTTTTACTTCTGTAAATATTATACCACATCACGATTAATTTGTACATAGGCTTTTGCAAATTTATTTCGGGCCTTTCAAGTTTTTCAAAGTCATGTATATTCGTTTTACGTCACCATAACTATCAAACTCAACATCATCAATAATGTATTTGCCTCCCCTATTTATAAGAAGCTCTTTCTCACCACGATTTCGTGATATAGTATCAACATACATTGCTTGGCTTCCTTTTGGAACCTTTATAACATATTCAATGTCTCTACTAAAACCACCACCAGAAGCAGGGCTCGTTGACATGAATCCTTTGTCGGAAACGATGCCACCAACCAACCTGTCCTTATTCGCTTCTGAAATATCAAGACCAAGCTCTTCAAGCATATTATAATCAGAACCACGTCTAACTATTACTTCCTCAGGAAGACTTGCTTTCTTAAGAGCTGCCGTAGCTTGCTTAATTTCGTCTGCGTATCTTGTGGTCGTCCTTTGACCTCTCAAATATTTATTCATATCGATATAGGCAGAACCAGTATAAATCTCTACGCCATTTCGTTCTGCAGAAGATATTGCTCTAAGCCAATCATCACACCAAGATTCCATTTCTCTAAGATTATTATTTCGAATAGCTTGATGCCAAGCAGCAGAATCAAACTGAGCACCAACAGTCTTTGTAGTACTTGCAACCTTCTTGGTAGTCGTTGCAGTCTTCATAACGAAGTTCTTGTCAGTCAAATGCTGATTGTAGAATTTCATTAGCTGCTGATATGGATGCGGGTCAGACCAGCTTGTTCCCATACTCTTAAGAATTTCGCTTGCTTGTTCATAACTAACTTTGTGAGACCAATCATCAAAATCATACGGCATCTTGTCCTTGGTAAATCCATACGGCTTAAGATATTTCTCTTGAACATCACTAAATGCCTGAATCTTTTTCTTTCCACCAAGATTAGAACCATCACCATTGTAGATGTTCTTTTCGTACCATTCATTCCAGGTAAGACCGGACTGGTTCTTAAGAGCTTTAGCTTCAGCTTTCTGAATCTGTGTCAAACTATTGAACCAAGAAGAAGGTGACTTGGATGACATACCATACTTGGCAATAAAATCCTGAACAGTACCAGTTTTAGAAGCTTGATAGCCGAAGTTACCAGCAAATGCATCAATTTCAGGATATGTCCCATCAGGACTATTGAACCAGTCTGCAAGCTGGTCAATCATATCATCTGCTACAACAGGTTCCATTGTACACATTCCATTCGGGTGGTCCATAGGAAGCTCTGTCTTCTTATAATGAACACCATCACGAGCTTTACATAATTCACACACTCGGCTTCCATTACTTCTCCAAACGTATTCGGTAATAAATGGATTTTTCTGAGTGGTTGCGATAAAGCTTTGCTGATACCCATGTTGAACTAAAGTCCTTGCCAATCGTTGAGCATTGTAATCAACCTGCTTTTTGTAGATTTTCTTACCGTCAGCCATTCGTAAATTCCAAGGCAACTTAGCACTTGGTCTTACATAAGATTCAAGGTCCTTAGCAATCTCATAAATAGGTTTATTCTCAGCCAGCCCTTTTGCCATAACCTGATAAATGTCTTTGAGTGTTTGTTCATTATCACCCCAGATTCTAGAGCTCAAACTCCAACCACTGTCATAGATTTGACCGGTTACCAGATTCTGTACAATTTCATGCGGCACATAACTGAATGCTGCGTTCAAACCATCAGAAGAAAAGCCGAAGCTCTCTAGCCACTTAACATTATCTGACACAACTGCATCAGCAACAGTGTAAATATTCGACTTAATCTTCTTGTAAACTTCATTGGAAACTTCCTGACTCGTCTGCCTCAATTGCTTCTGCAATTCTCTGTAATATCGCTCAGAC